GCAGCTTCAGCTTTTTCTCTTTCTAATCTTGCTTTTTCTCTCGCTGAAGCTGCTGCCCTGTAATCTAGAACCTTTTGCCTTTCTTCTCTCGCTGCCTCTACAGCAGTGGAGGCAGCCTGCGCCCCTACTGCGTCAACGCCACCACCGAGAGGATCACCCTGCGCTCCGTATGGGAACAGAGAAGTGTCCTTTTGATCTTCAGTTGATAATTTGCCAAAGTTTCCGTTAGCGTCCCAGCCTAGCGGACCCTCGTGAATTGGATTAAACGCGCCAATACTTACCTCTATCAGTTTAGGTAGAATGGTGCCATCTTTTTTTGATTTTCCCTCACCATCTAAATATTGAAAAACTCCATGATCTGAGTTTTCTAGATTAAAATTAAAAGTTACATCGCTAAAAAAGCCTAAAATTCCTTCTCCACCACTATCATAACTATTATAGAGAACGGTTGGTTTAGTTCCTTTAGCAACAGCGGCTTTCGTTGTAGATTGTGCTAAGTTCATTATTTTTAATCTTAATAGTGGACCCTGCGATAAAACTTTTGCTCCATCGACATCAGTATAATTTGGATACATAAATTGTGCTAGTTTTTGCGCTTTTGCCAGATTAGCATACGCCTCATTCTCACTAGCAGCAGGCATTTTAAAACCAAATGATATTCTTCTAGTTGTTTGTTTAAAATTGTAGAGAGGGTCTGCTCTACCAAATACTTGCTCTGAATTCCAATCCTGTACATAGGTGTCGTTAAAGGCAGTAATGAAAGCTTTAAATTGCACACTTTCACCAGATGGCACATGAACTATAGAAAACTTGAATCCGTTCATAAATAAATCATCTGCACCATCGGCAAAATAAAAATCTTTGTTATCTACCCCCTTCTGACGATTTTTGTGATTTTTGTATTTTCCGGCCATCTGCTATCTAGCCCTCCCTGCTGACGCGTCTCTTGCGGCACCGCCAACTAATTCAACGATTTTTCTATCTATCTCTTTGCCGTCAAGCATAATTGGCAGTTCCATTTTGTAAACTTCTTGCTTTGTGGTCTGGGCTGCGGGGGTTACTCCTGTAACCGTTGCGGTAACTGCGTTGACAGCGCCTAGTGCGGCAGCGGCAGTATTCGCGGCTGCAAGTGCAGACATAGAGGTAGCAAATTCTATATTCTTTCTAGCCGGGATTGCTTGTATTGCCTCTGATATTTGTTTGATGTTCTCGGCTGTTTGAGGATTTGCGATTGTAGCAAATAACGATGCGAAAGCGGTTGCCACGTTGACAATTAAGTCTTCTACCAGCGTCAAAGCAAAGGCAATTCCTACTATGCCACCAGTCAAAACAGCGATTCCAGCCAGTGCCAGCGGGTTACCCAACATCATAGCAGCCCCAGCAAAAGCAACTATAGAAGCGCCAAATGCCAGCATCGCTACTGAAATTGCATAAATTTCGGCAACTTCAATTCCAGCAAATGATTTAACTAGTTCTGCCATTCCCTGTGCTGCAAACATAATACCAGCGCCCAACGCCATCGCAGAGACTCCGATTGCCAAGAACAGCCCAACAGCGGCGTAACTCACAGCCGCTTGGGGACCAGCTACAAGAGCAATTAGGGCACCCATTAATAGCCCAAATGGTAGCATTACAGCAAAAATGCCTGCTGCGGCATAAAGCCCATTATCACCAATATCCTTAAATGCTAAAGCCAACTCGGCTGCTCCTGTCGCTGCAAGATAAATACCAGCACCTATACCAACCGCCGCCGCACCAAGAGCAAGAAATCCTTTCGCACCTGCTGAGAGTGCCCTACCTAATCTTCTTACTGAATTAGTAAAGCTCCTGCTTATGCCACCTGATTTCATTTTTTGTTTATTTGCGTTTTTTTGGGCTTTGGTAAGTGCTTTCAATGCTTTAGCTTCGGCTTTTGTTGCTGCGATTGATTTACTTTGAGATAAAAGACCAAATGTTCTCAATGTGTTAATCGCTTTTTCAACGAAAAAAACAGCCCCAAGAATTAAAGTCAGAGCACCCATTGCCAATCCCAAGCCCTTTGCAAAATCTTTACTCTCTGCCAAGAATTCTGTAAAGTCTTTCATGATGTCTATTAAGGGCGTAATGATTGGTATCATATTAGCTAACATAGTATTCAAGTTTTCCTGCATCGTAGCCATTTCGTGAACACGATGTTTCAAATCTATAAGCTCTTGTCCAGTTTTTTCAGTTGAGCCAGCAACAAGATCCATGTCGCCACTCATCAAGGCAGCTAGCTCTCCAACGTCTGACAAACCAAGTGAGTCTCTGAGGAAGTTCTTTTGATAATAACCCATTTCTTCAAATGATAATCCGGTGTCAAGCAAGGAATCTCTAATAATCTCAAAGCGTTCAGCAGGATTAGTAGCCATCATTAAGTCCATGGCGTTAACAAAGTTGCCACCAAGTGCAGCGTTGAGTTTTCCTGCTTGATCTGCGGCACCTTCAAAAGTGTCAAACTTGTTAGTTAGATTTACAATTTTCTCAATCTGCATACCAGTGGTCTTGGCAACAATAGCCAAATCTTTAAAGGCTTTTGTTCCTTGGGAACCAAGTTTAGCTAGCATATCACCTGCCCTAGCAAAATCAGCAGCAAGTTTTTGTGGTTCTACGCCTAACTTCTGCGCAAAGACAGCTAAATCTTCCATGTTTTTACCAGCTTGTTCCGAACTCATACCCAAAGCTTTAGTAGAAGTTTGTATTGATTTTGCAAAATCTTCATTTGAAATGCCTAGTTTTGCCATCAAGGTGCTTGTTTCAGCTATCGACTCTCGCTGGGCTTTAGAAAGCATAGTGAAGTCTGTAAAGGTGTTAAAAAGTGTTTTGTAAGCAGCAGAGGTTTCTTCCATAGTTGCACCAAATTCACGAGTTCTTTCATATGAATTTGTAACCGACCGGGCGAAGTCTTTACTAGCACCTGTGGCCTTCATAAATTTAGCTTCGGTATCTGCGAGTGCTATAGAAGTTTTTATAACTGTTTCCAAAAACATAAAACTAGCTTTTGTAGCAGATTGGGTTGCCAGTGTAGAGAGTTGTTGTGTTTTACCAATCTTAGATAAACCTGATATAACACCACCAATCGCCTTGGGACTGAAAATATCTTCTACCTTTACAGCGCCGGGTCCTCCAAAAATGTTAGCGAATGAGTCGGATAGATCTTTCGCTGCGTCGGCTGCTTCTCTAGTTTTCTGAACAAGGTTGTCTGCCTCTCTGACTTGTCTAACTAAAGACTCTAGCCTCTGTCTATCTTGCTCTTCTAATTCTTCGCCTCTCTTTATTTTTTCTTGTAATGCTTTCCTTTCTTCAGCTAGAGCTTTTTTAAGATCAGAGCGATTTTTTTTTGCTCTTTTTATTGCTTCTGATTCTTTGTCATATCTTTCGTCATAAAGATCGTTTATCTTACTTTCTATTTTTTCAACCTCACTGCGTTCAGTAGCAGTGCCGCCAGCATCTGTTCTTGTTCCTGCATCTGCGCCACCGCCAGCGCCCTGCAATTTCTTTAATTCAGATATTAGCTTGCTGATTGTTGCATCAATTTCAGCCATAGAAAAGCCCTCACTTCATAGGTAAATAGTAACGCAACAAAAACGAAAGGCTGCGTGTGCAGCCTTAGTTTAATAGAGTTTTTGTGGTCCAGTAGGTTCATTTAGCGGCGTTAAGGTTTGGGAATTACTTCCGCCCCCCTTCGAAGCTTTTTCTATTGCTTCTTTCTCTGCTTCAAGCTGTTTCACCAGCCTATCAACAAACCACTTTCTAAGACCTACAGGTAGGTTATAAGCCTCAGAAAAACTCCAACCACCGGAATACTTTAAGAAGAAAAACTGCTCATATATGTTTTCCATATATTCATCAGTTAGTCCAAAAAAAGTCCGCCGTAAGCGGAACCTCCATATCTTGCTCATGGGAGCACTCGACACACTGGAAATGCTGAGTAAGGTCAACGTTTGGTGCAGCAAGGCGGTATGCAAGTCGCAAATGGCGGGAGTCAATTGAAGGAACATTATCAATAAAATATTGTTTTGCCTGCATTGAAGTATCTCCATTTAAAGAGACTACAATTGCAGCAAGCTGACGAGTGATGTTTTTTTCTGCCTTAGTCTTCCGGTCGTTTTGCATACCTGATAGGAATGTTTTTTCATCGCGACCATTAAGAAGTCTGAACTGAACATCTACTCCAGTTCTAGGAAGAGAAACATTAAATGTCCCATCATCATTTTCTTTAACACCCAAGTCTCTTGCATCCTCGCCATCATAAATATTGGCACGGTTTAAATCAAATGAATAATCTTGAGTAGTTCCACAAGCAGGACAAGAAACTTTGGTCTCGTATATGTTTCCGTAGCCAGATACTCTTGTGGCAATAATAATAGCATTTCGATCACCAACCAAAAGTGAATCTGGATCAATTGCTTTATTTACAATAAGGTTGGAAATAACCCTGTCAAGTGCAACACCCTTCTTTAAGAGAGTTCTTGATGTGAGCATATCCTCTTCTTTTGCGGTCATCTGGCGGATCTCAATTGAACCCTGCCCATGAAGAGGGTGACCTTCGGGATAAAACTTTCCCTGTGATGGTAATTCCACAAACTCTGTTGGAACTACAAACGAAAAGCCGCCAGACTGGGCTGGGGGCTGGGTGTCTTGGTGTTGTGAGCCACCAAGACGTTCTTTGTTTCTTGACAATTTACACCTCGCGTCTTATATTGTCTATTATCAAACTGCGTTGAAGAAGTCGTTACCGCCGCCTCTAACAGCAGAAGAAGGAACTACTGTTTCAACTCTTGCCCAGTCGTATTGAAGTTCGACTGTAGCTTCGGTAAGGTCGTCACCACCGTATTCCAAATCTCCATACTTGACATCTTTTATGTATGCGTTCCATAGAGTCCAAGTTTCAAGTGGGCTGCCATTGGAATCGATTTGAGTAATAATTACTCTGCCAAGGGCTCCAGCAGCTTTAGCTTTAGACATGGTGCCAAGAGAGTTGGCGTCATTTGGAGGAGAATAACCAGAACCAACTATAATATCAGACAAAGTAGCGGTTACATCTGGATCAACTGGATCAACCATTGTTACTGAGATAGTATTCCAAGTAACAGAACCGGGGTAGTAAAAAGTATGGTTTAGGTACTTGTGCTCAGATGAAGCAATTGTGAAAGAAGGCTTTGCAGCAGTCTTCGCGTACCAAAGGAGCGCACCGCCTTGAGCAGCGTTAATTCCTTGGAATTGTACAGTAAAGCGAAATTTACGCTTTGGATCTTTAAGTGTTGGATCTTGTCCGAAGTCGGTTGACCAGAATGGCATTTGTTAGGTTCTCCTGTGATTCATAAGTAAGTAGTAGGTGGGGGCAAAAGCCCCCGTTTTATCAGTCATCAAATGATGCACCAGTAGAGGCGATTACGAAGTCAATTGCGATAAACTCAATAGCGCGTGCTGGCTTGACCATGATCTTAGCGTATAGAACGTTCTGATCAATTAGGTCAGGGGTTGTAGTAGTCTCGTCAAGGATTAGTCGATAATCGGTAATACCAAAATCGGTCTTAACGTTTGCAAGGAATGGCTCAATAAGTGACTTGAAGCGATCCCAAGTTGCTTGTACGTTTTGCTCAAATAGAACTTGTGTTGAAAGAACAGAAATCTGCTTCTTCAAGTAGATTACTAGACGACGAACGTTAATTCTATCAAGTGCAGATGGGCGCTCTTGAAGAGTCTTCTGTCCAAACACCACAATTCCTGTGCTGGGGAAACTAGCAATTGGGTTAATTCTTGACTCGTATAGAGTGTCGCGCTGCTTAGAGGTAAGACGTTCGGTTACATTCACAACTGGAATTCCTGCGGCACCGTCTGAAAGTCCGCCGCGATTAAATCCGGCTGGAGCAAACCAAATTTGTGATGCTCTTTCAGAACTTGCAAGAACACCCATCATTGCGACACTAGAGGGAATCCAAACAAGCTGTCCGCTGTTTTCGTCGCGGGTCTGAACCCAAGGATAGAAAGTCGCGCCGTAAGAGGAATCAATCTTTCTGTTACGAAGTGCTGTTGAAGCTGCTCTAGGAGTGGTTCCAATACGATCTTTTCTATCTTCGTAGTATTTCTCGTGCGGAGGTCTGTAAACATCTGGTAGATCTATTAACGCCATCGCATCAGCACGATCTTCACAAACATTAATCATGTGAGTTGTTAGTGCCTCGTTAGTAAGTCCAGGGACAGTAAGCAGATTCATATTTATAAATTCTGCATCTGATACTGTATCGATTGCACGTCGATAGGTGTGTACAATATAGTTGGTATCCTCAGTATCGGTAGCCCCTATTCCTCTATTAAAGAGTGGATCTGGCTTTGTAATATCAAACCCATCAAAACCACCCCAGAATGGTGCCGTAAAGCGGTTGTATCCATCATCTAACAAATCGGTGTAAGATGCAGATGAAACAGAAGTTTCATTAGCACGAGAACCAGATTCATAGAAGTATGATGGTGTGGTGCCAGCAGTTTTTCTCACATCATCTAGAGAGAAGATGTATGAGAAGCCACTGATACCAGCATCAGCGGGAGTGGCACTGTTATCTTCAGGCCAACTAGAATTCCAAAGCCTATGAGGATCAGCAACAGAGGCATCTGCTCTTGTAGATGAATCTTGTCTAGTTACCATAAACCCAAAGTACGCGTCTGTTGGGTTTGCTAAGCCTCCATCTGAAGCAGAGTGTCTAAGTCTGACCGATGGAAATACCAAGGTACCAGTTACATTCATTCCAAGAATTGGGCCAAATACTCCTGTATCTGCGTCTGGAATAGTTCCAGAAATTCCTCTAATGTACGCATCAGAACCATATGTTGAACCACTAGAATTTAGCTGAGCAGTATCAGCAAACTTGGGTGGACCATAATATCCGAATGGCAACAACACTGGATCTGTGGCGCCGGCATCCACATCTTCGTTCATAACAATATAAACGTATCTTGATTGGTTTGGATAGTCTCCATATTCTCTTAGTCTTTTTTCGCCTTCGTTCCAAGCATAAAATCTGTCACCTATTCTACGGGCGACATAATTGGGAGACGTTGGATCTAAAGTTAGGTTGTCAAATCTCTCCAAAACTTGAACATTATTATCAGTATCGCGTAGACTTCTGATTACAATTGAGAATGTTCCATAATCGCTAGTAGAGTTATTGGATTGGAAAATTGACTCTATTGAAACTTTTGCGTTCTTGTGCAGCCATTCACCATGTCCTCTTCCCACTAGTTGGAAAAGCTTTTGCTGTGCAGCCGGGTTGTAAGAAGCTGGAGCACCCTGATCCTGTGCAATAAACCAGCCCGCTCTGGCTTCGCGTGATGCTTGTCCTTCCATATTTGAGGGGGCATTACCAGATGATCCATCACTTAATGCAAGAATAATTCCTACTAAGTCTTCGCCAGAAGTTAAGTCTGTTGAGCCATCTACACCACCATCACGAAGTTCCTGCTCAAAAGTTTCTCCGAGCCAGTAATCTTTTTCAGCGCTTGTGGGGTAGAAGTCACCATCTGACATTAGCTGTGGGTTTGTGTTGAAGCGCTTGCGGATAAATGTTTCTTTTGAGTCGTCAAAGTTGAACTTAATTTTGTCAGTTACTGCACCGGTGTCGTCAGCAATTTCTACTGTGAAAAGCTTATTGGTGTCAGTTGTTACAAGAACACCAGCAGAGGATGTTAGTGTCGTAAGGGCTTCACCCATGCCATCATAAAAAGAACCAGATAATGAAATCTTACCCTTGTCAAGATACCAAACTGCTGAAAGCATTCCGTTGCCAAGGGAAGAGCCGTCGCCCGAGCCAGATTTGAATACCCATAGTCCGTATGCACCACCATTTGAACCAACTGTGCCAGCGATTTGAGAGTTTGTCTTCCAGCCAGCCTTACCAGCAGCAGTAGAATTTGTGGTTTGTTGCCCGAGAAGTCGGATGAAAGTAAGCGGAGCAACATTGGCATTCAAGAACGCTTTTGCTGCGTAAGTTCCATACATTGGGGACTGGAAGTTACCATCACGATATATGTCTCCTCCACCAAAGCCAGGGACGGTTCCGCCAAAATTAGTAACAAAGTCAGAATATGATTCTACAGTTACAGGCTGCATTGCAAGACCACGAGTAGAGCGTCCTATAACAACAGGACCGATAGCCTCGGCGCGTCTTGGCCTAAAAGAGTTGTCAATTTCGTTGATAAATACGCCGGGGGAGACGAATTTAAAGTTTTTTACGGGCATTAGTTAATCCTCACTTTTAAGTAAAATATGCTGTAAAGCATTGCTAATCACATCTTAAATAGTTACGTGTTTTCGCAAAGGACTTCAGGAAGTGTTTAGTCAATAAAAAAGTTGTCGTTACCTGCTGGCACCACAGTTTCTCTTGGAAAACTAATTTCAACCACGTTTTCATCTTTACGCACAATAGGGCGGTCATCACTAGCACCTTCGCCTATTAGATAACCAAGAACTTTTATGTTTATCTCGCTAGTAAATTGTCTTTCGTCTTCAGCAAGATTTGCTACATTATTGCTTTGATTGAATCCCTGATCTATAAATGCCTCATATAAATGTCCATTTCTTTTCATAACAAATGAATTTATTTGTCCTGTTCTTGTCATAAATGGTTGGGTTAGATCGTTCATTTGTTGTTGATATTCAGTTTTTACAATGATTTTATAATCAAGATTAACATAAATAGGAATCGGTATCGATAAAAATTCCACTACAACTTTATGATTTGCTCTCGGAAAAAACTTTTGTCTTGTTCCTGAAGTATTTGTACGCATACCACTTGCAACGGCAAAGTTTCTCGTCTTATCTTGCTTAATTCTTTTTGCTATGACGAGGCGACCGGGTCGTCCATTTTTGTCACTTGAGAAAGTATGAGCTTGAAAACCACCTTT